GCACTTAATAAGATTAAGTCCTTTGTATCAGGAGCTATCGGTGCTATTAGAAACTTCGCCTCTTCAATATTAAGCTCAGTGAAGAATGCCATGTCAGGATTCATGTCCGCTATTGCTTCCGGAGTATCTACAGCCCTATCCAAGCTACGCAGCTTCGCCTCATCTATTCCGCAGGCGTTTGGCTCAGTGGTATCTTCCATGAGTAGCATTGGTAAAAACATTGTATCTGGTATCTGGAGTGGTGTACAGAATATGGGCGGCTGGCTCAAGAATAACTTGATGAGTTGGGCTAAAAGTGTAATTCCTGATGCTGTACAAAAGGCCTTAGGTATCCACTCACCATCAAGAGTATTAGCCGATAAGGTTGGTCAATACTTACCTTCAGGTATCGCAATGGGCGCCGAAGACAACGTAAAAGATTTACAGGATATGGCTACTACATTATCTGCAGCAGCTACTAAGGCGTTACAAGATAAAATGGCACAGAACAACATTGCCGCATCTATTAGCACATCTGTACCAATAGACAATTCTACTAGGGCCGTACAAGGTACAGGAGTAACTCAAATGTACTCATTCAACGGACCTCTAGTAGGACAAGCCGCTGTACGTAGTGACCAAGATGTCAAGGACATCTCACAAAAACTTTATGACCGAATTAGTCAGAAGAACCGTACACAAGGCGCAGTAGTATTATAATCAAAGGCCCCTAATTATGGGGCTTTTTTATTTGTTCTATGGTATAATTATATTAGGAGGTGAGTGTATTGGGAGTAACCATTGTGGGTAAACTACCTAAAGACACATACGGATTTAATTACAAAGGGAAGCACTCAGGCCGTGATTTCGATTTATGGTTGGTAGCTTCCCCTATTGATTTCATGGTCGCTTCTCGTGATGCTCTAGAAGAACGTCCTTGGGCTGCAGGTCAGTACGATTATGGTGCTGTACTTAGCTCTAGGACTATTGAATGTAACTTGGTACTACGAGCAACTAGTGAAGCTGATTTACGCAATAAAAGACGAGCAATCGCGGCGTGGCTTTCACCTACGAAGGGCTTAGGTGAGTTATGGTTTGATACGGAGCCTGAGCGTTATTACTATGCACGTAGGTTCGGAGACGATGTTAACCTTAACCAAATTGTACGACAAGGGGAGTTCACAGTTAACTTTGTGGCTCCTGACCCTTATGCCTATAAACGTGATGAGGCTCCTCTATTTGTTACAGCTGCTGGTACTTACTCTATCACGAATGTAGGTACAGTAGAGTCAGCACCTTTAATTGCTTTTACAGGTACTAATTCCGGAGGTAAACTATCTATCACTTATGGAGGTAAAACTTTTGAGTATACTGGACCGCTAGGTGCTACCGATGAAATTAATATCGACGTAGATGATATGACCGCAGTAAGAAAACTATCTAATGGACAAGCATTTAACGTATTGCAATATACGAATGATGTGTTTCCTGAGTGTCCTATAGGCACAAATTCTGTAGTAATTACAGCCTCTGGAGGCATGACAGTATCAGCAGTAGTAATTTATATTAGAAGTAGGTGGGAATAATGGCTAGACCAATAATTGATACATGGGAAGAGTGGATTGGACGTAGACCTAAATATCCATACACGTTAGCTCAATGGCATATGCTTGATTCTGCCGGGAGTACTACCTTAGTAGATGATTCGGGTAATGGTAAACATTTGACTATAGTGAGCCCTGCTACTATGGTCTCTAACGCTGTGAAGGTAAATCTAGGGCAAGTGAACTTTGTTCCATCGGCGGAGAATGCGAGTCCTTTGGCTACTCCTGCTGACCCAAATAATGGATACTTCGTTGGAGGCTTCTTTACTCCTACGGCTGCGGATGTAGCTAATACTTGGACCATCTTGGCTACTACGCGCGATGGTGTAGATGCTCCTATGTGGCACATTGCTCTCAATGCCGGAAAGCCACACATAAGACTCTATACCTCCGCAGGCGCAGAACAGATGCGTTATACATGGCCTACGGCATTAGCAGCTAACCAATTACATTTCGTAGGACTAGCTGTTACTCTAGGGTCAGAAAACACTGTCTCAGGGGTATACTTAATTGTAAATGAATCCCGCTCAGCCAATTTATTTGGTACAGGGCAAATTAATTTGTCTACTGATAACGGTATATCTTTTGGTCACATGACTAACACAAATAACATGGAGGGTACTTTACAGGAATGGTTCTTGGAGAACTCTTATCCGGTTGATGGTCTAGATGGAGGAGTAATTCCTTGGGTAACATCTGCGAAGAAATCTATGGCTGCTGTGGGCTTGGATGGTATTGACTTTACCTCTGTTCCTGGGCAGATTACATTAAAAGATGGGGTAGCAGAAGGTGTATATATGTCCGCTGTGATTGACCTTGAGAACCCCTTCCCTGAACTAGGAGAATTACAATTTACAGGCAACATACCTTACGGAGTAACCAGCGTAACAGCCGAGACACAAACCTCCGCAGATGGTATAAACTTTTCGCCATTAGTGCCTATTGATTCTCAGGGTATCATACAATCCCCTAACTATAGGTACATCCGAGTAAGATTGACCTTGCGTAGTAATGATGGAGTATCTAAACCAGTAGTCAGCTCTATGTACTTTACTGACCATAGTCCTGATGCTGTTATCAACCAAATAAGAATCATACCTAAGGTGTACGATGGTAATAACGTAGCTGTAGCGCTACTGAATAAGCTATCATCACTTACCCTGTCAGATGAGGTGAATGGTGATGAGACCCTAGAGTTCTCAATGGTACTTAATGAGAAGGCTAACTCTATTCTAAATGAATACAAGATTACCATTCCCGACAATGAGTTTTATGTCCGTAAGATATGGGACGACGATTCATCAGGTAAAATGATACGTACATTCTACTGTGAGGCTGCTTGGTATGACTTAGCTACGAAACCTAAAATAAAAGACCTATCTTATTTAAACACTTATCCAGATGTACCACTAACGCATATCTTAAAAGATACCGGATGGTCACTGTCTTATGTTGAGGCGGGCTTCGATGTCCGAGATATCTCTACGGAGGGAAAACTTAATCCGTTAGAGCTAATCAGGTCCGTACAAGAAGTTTGGGGTGGCGATATTGTATTTGATAATGTACGCCGAACAGTATCCCTACACAGGTCTAATATTAATACAGGCTATGCGGTACGTAAGAGGAAGAACATGAAACGAATCAAGCGCCTTATTGATACCACTGGGCTTATTACTAGAATCTATCCTTTGGGAGCCAATGATATTAATATCGGGGTTGCTAATGATGGAGTAATGTATGTGGAGAACTTCGACTGGTTTATTGAGCGAGGACTAGAACCTGTAATTAAAGAGACCGAATGGAAGGACGAACGTTTCTACAGTCCATACTATTTAAAAGAGAGGGCTATGGAGAAAGTAGCCGAATCATCTAAACCTACCGTGTCCTACGAAATTGAGATACAAGACCTTTCGGCTATACCAAAATTCGCTCATGAAGTACCACAGCTACGTACTCAGGTCTTAGTCGATGACGAGGACATGAATGTTAAAGAGCTGGTCAAGATTGTCTCTAGAGAATTAGACTTATTACAGCCTTGGAACTCTACCTTACAATTAAGCTCTAAAATACGTGAGCTAGGTGATGAGGGCGCTACCATTGCGCAGAATAACAAAGGACGTCTCGACTCCTCAGATGCAGTACAGAAGACCGAAATGCAAGAGCTGATGGTGTTTAACTACCTACAGAACTCTCGAGCGGACTCTGGAATGAATCACTGGGTACAGAATGGTAATGTAACCATCGATAATACTTCTGGTGTCACTGGTCGTAACTCATTTAAGCTAATTGGTAGTGACACTGGTAAACAAGAACTAACACAAACAATCAACCCATCTACTCGGGACAATTATACGCTGTCGGCTCAGATTGCTACTGAGGGGCTAAAGAAAAACCCTTCATCAAAAGTAGGCATAAAAGTCACAGTGTACTACGAGGATGAAGCTGCACCTGAGGAGATATGGCTTGAGTTATAGGAGGAATAATTATGGCAACTTTTTCGAGCTATGCTATTAATATTCCGACCAATGGTAAAAGGGTAATCAAAATAGAGATTACCCTTGCTTTATATAATGTGGTCGGAACCGTTTACTATACAGACGTAATGTTTCAGGGGGGTACACTAGCTACCCTATGGACTGGCTCCCCTGCTGAATTGGAGTGGGCTTTCAATGCCTGAGTATGCACGTATGTTTAAGACTATAGCTAACCCACATCCTGAAAAGAAGGTAGCTAAGATGGATGTCAGCGTGATAATGGACTCTACAGAGGGTATAATTAATATAACGGACTTCATGTTCCAGGATGGGATATTCATGACTGGGTGGGAACATAACACTCAGGAAATGTTACAACCCTGGACTACTACACCTAAGAAGCACTACAATGCTTTGGTACGAGGTGAGAAGGCACTGTATATTCCTAACTCAGGTGACACAATGGGTTATGCTGACTGGACTATTACAGCTGATACTAATTTGCCAAGGCCTAAGAGTGTAGAGAATGAATTCCGTGGTCGCTATAGTTTAGAATTTGGCAACCTATACAGAACTAGGAACATCCGCATCCGAGGAGATATCTCCGCAGGTGACGTGTTCAAGTTCTGGGGTGAAGATGAGGTCATATTAAAGAACGATGCTCGCTTCACTAAATACACCGGCTTCTTCTTAGGAGCACCTGCGGGGGATATGTATTTCCTAGTCTCTGTTCCTGGGGAGCAAGCTCCTTGGGATGATTATGATATCAATAGTCGTCCAGTAGCTGAGCCGGAAGTAGCTAGTAGGGTCAGGGCATTTATTTCAATACGACCTAGAAGTTTAACTGAGGAGGGAAAAGCATTATGATGGATACTAGTCACCGTAGACTATTTACGTGGCTATTCGCTTCCAACGCTCATACGAGAATGCTAGAATTGGGGGACAAGTACACTGATGTGGGCTTGTTCCAATTTTTAGTTGGAGGCAATGGTAAGATTTACTGGATTGAAGGTGGATACCAATTAGACGTATCTCAATGGACTAATGAAGATAAGAACTCCTATCAGACACTGGTATGGAAGGCCTCTGGAGGTACTTTATATGAAGTAGGTACTGCGGCTTACTATGACAGGATTAATTACTGGAAGCAAATTAAGGATAAATGGCCACATCTAAATTTTTATGTGACTCTACGTCAAGATGGTGCGCCTACTATCTTCGAAGCTCTAGTACAAAATTATAATGGAGCCCAGACTACTTTAGTAAGTGAGATAGGTCGATTACTTACAGACTTCAGTTGGGCTGATGGTATTGACTATGACTTCGAGAGGTTACATTCACGAGGCACTTCTACTCAGGTAGCTAATTTTGCTAGTGCTCTTTATAGTGCAGCTAAGGCCAAAGGCAAATTAGTAAACTGGGATTTACCGCCAATGCAGGGACCATCATTACCTACTTGGGAGGCATGGTGTGATTATAGCAAGATGCAAAATTATTTCGACTCTGCTGTTATCATGTCCTATGCCTTTTCATGGGCAGGTTCAGCCCCAGCTCCTATTGGTCCTAAGTGGTGGATGGACGATACTTACAATTACGCATCTACAGTCATACCTAAAAACAAGTTACTATTGGGCATCGGAGGGTTCGGATTCCGCTGGGACATCACTAAGATACAGACCAAAGATCAGGATGGTACCTATGACACTTATCGAGGTGCTTCTGGTGGTATGTGGGCTTGGCTTTCTTGGATGGACGGAGAGCTATCTCACACAGATGGATTAGGTTCACGTCCGAACACTCAGACACAACCATATATCCCTTATGCTAGCTTCTACGACCAAGAGAGTCACTGTCCTTATATGTACCTTCACATCTATGACTACCTATATTCGCATGACTACCATAAGATTACAAAAGGTGGTAATATAGCACTAGCATCATTAGATGGTAGGCAATATGCTACTACTTACGCTAAGAAGCAGGTATGGCTGGATGAAATGTATCCTAATGGTATAATTAAGAAGATTACCCTTAAGAAAGGTACACATACAACTGGTGCCTGGAACTCTATTACTAACGCAGATAACGTAGAGATTGGTGTTACAACTAAGATTCCAAACACATACGTGGCACCACTTTATGATGAGATGAACCTTCCTATATGTCCTGGACAAGCAGGTGAAGAGCGAGGTGTACTTACCGTAAACTTTTCTACTACGTCATCTGCGGAGGTGGTGCTTCATTGCTTATTTCCATTCTTCGGTAGGGACTCGCTTGATATCCGGTTAGATGGGGTGTCTAAGACATTACCTATTAGTTGGTGGGACCAAGGACGATTAGCTAAAAGACATTTCAAAATTGGCACAGTCTCCGCAGGTGAGCACACACTAACTATCATTGGCCCAGACGCTAATGGTAATGGCTCCAGTTCAGGTTTTGCTCTATATGATATCTTCGTTGCCCCAACATTTATAAACAAATTCGTCAACGCAGCTATCGAGTATAACGCTTTACTCCGACCATTTAAAGGATGGATGAACGGTGAAGATAAGACTCAACCACATGATGTCTATCCGAACCTAAATAAGTTCAAGCTAGTAGCTGAGACCTTACGACGCAGTCCAGACTACATGCCTATATGGCCTGATGATTGGCGATACGATTCTATCTGGGCTAACTTCTCTCCTTATTGGGGAGCCTATCTAAATGGTGCTAATCTAGTACACCAAGAAGCTTTGACTGGTACTTGTAATGTGTATATGGGTAAAACTAAAACAGTGTATGACCATGACCAAGCCTTCTCAGCTTTTAAAACTGGTACACTAACAACCCGCTCCTCCGGAGAGGTCGTGGCATTCTTACGTGGTTTAGATGCAGTAGAACCTCATGTACGAGCCCAGTTCAATATGTACTCAGATTCGGGCAACTACGGTATATTAGTAGGAGTTAAGGACAACACTAATTACTATATGGTACAATTCTTCTTAGCCTCTACTAAGGTAAATGGTATGCGAGGTAGAGTTAAATTATTCAAGCGTGAAGGTGGAGCTCATATTGCTGTACCAATTACGGCTAAGAATGCTGACAACCAGGTAGATGCAAATACCGTTGCTTGCGAACTTTACTCAAGTACCAAAATCACTTGCGAGGTCAAGGTACTTAATGGTATAATTAAAGTATATAGAGGAAACACAGATTCATTAGGTACTTCTGGCGTAACAAATATTTTTAACTACGACGCTAACCTTACGAGTGGTTCGGTAGGATTTCGTACAAATGATTCTGCTGTGGAGATGAGCTTATATCAATTAGGACATGCCAATCGTTACAACCCTCGTGAAAAATATTCGGTCAAGGTAACTGATAAAAATGGGTCGGTTTTACTTCACACAGAAGACATCGGTAAAGTGGATAGAACCGACGTTAGTTATGATGACCCTGTATATGGTACCTTTAAAATAACTACCGATGTAGAGGAATACCAAACTCGTGATGTTGCAATTAGTAAAGAGTGGGACTATTTCCAATCGGACGATGTAATACTACCTCAGGGCGATTACTTAGTCGAGTTTCGAGCACAAGATATTGGCGTATGGTTTAGCTACATGTTTCTGTGCGATGCTGACGGCGCTTCCATTGTTTACTACAACGATAATAGTACCATTAATTACTACATGAATCGTGCCAAGTATGACTGGGAGTTAGCAGGTGTTGGTTTCTGGGTTTTCGGTAACGAAGATGACAGCCTCTATATGCATTTACCATCACACGTCCAATAGATAGGAGGGTCCCAAATGGAAGGGGAGAAGCTAGGCGTGCAAATTACCTTACGCGAAATTTATGACACCCTTCAGACGGTGGGTACGGATGTAAAATCAATCCAATCACGTATGAGTACCATCGATGAACACGAACGTGAAATTCACCGGTTAAAAGAAGACATGAATAATGTGGAGGACATGGCTAAATCAGCTTTTGAATTAGCCTCACGACATGAAGGTAATATTTCATGGTTATGGCGTACTGTATTAGGTACAGCCTTAACAGCTATTATAGGAGGTCTCATTACCGCATTCTTTGTAGTAGTGCAGAACTCTATTGCGGACGACGATAAGTCCCATAAGAAAGAATCTGGAGTGGAGGAACATCAATCAGATGTGCAACCCTCTGAGAAAGCTTTTAATAATCTATTAGTTATGGAGGAGAAGTAACATGACACAAATTGTTTTATTTGACCCAGGACATGGTGGTTCGGACCCTGGTGCTACTGGTAATGGCTTACGAGAAAAAGATATCACTTTAAAAATTGGTAAGCTAGCTGTTAAATTTTTAGAAGAGATGTACACTGGAGTAGATGCACGCTTAACTCGCTCTACTGATGTATTTATTAGTTTAGATGGACGTGCCGCAATTGCTAATAAAATGCACGCCGACGCTTTTGTATCCATCCATGTAAATGCTGGTGGTGGTAAGGGAGGCTATGAAACTTTTAAATTTAACGGTAAGACATCTGCGGAGACTGGTGTTCTTCATAAAGCTCTGCATGAGGCTGTCTCTGCTGTTACTAACAAGTACTCTCGACCAGACCGAGGACTAAAAACAGCTAACTATGCAGTACTACGTGAGACATTCATGCCAGCAGCTCTTACAGAGAACCTGTTCATCGATGTCTCCGCAGATGCAGCCCTTTTAAAGGACACAGATTTCCTACATGAAGTGGCTAAGGCTCATGCTGTTGGTGTAGCCAAAGCTTTAAAATTAAAGAAGCGTACCACTAGTGATTCTGATGGTAAGTTATATCGAGTTCAACTTGGAGCGTTTAAATCAAAGAATAATGCACGTGAGCTGGAGCGTAAATTAGATAAGCTAGGCTTCGACACTTACGTGGTCAAAGATGAAGGTCTTTACAAAGTACAAACTGGTGCCTATAAGGTGAAAGCTAACGCAACTAAGCAACAGCAATTACTTACTGACAAAGGTTATGAGGCACTAATTATTACTGTTTAGGAGGAGTATTTAATGGATAAGGGAACTGTAGTAAGAACTGTCCTGCTTGTCATTGCTCTAGTTAACCAAGTATTTGGCGCAGGCACATTAGTAGTTGCTGAAGGAGATGTAAGCACTACTGTAGATGTAATTTACTTAGTTGGCTCTACACTGTTTACAGCTGTAATGTCCTTAGTTACTTGGTTTAAGAACAACTATATAACTAAGAAAGGCAAGGAGCAAAAACGTGTACTAGAGCAACACAATTTAAAATAGTAAGGAGGACCTTCGGGTCCTTTTTATTTATTTTAAAAAGTTTGCTTAAATGTGTTGACATCTCATACGGACTGTCGTATAATTATATTAATGAAAGGGAACACCACCATTTCAAATAACTTAACTCATAGGAGGAATTTAACATGAAAGAAACAGTATTATACGACCGCGAAAAGAAAGGTATCCACGTGGAGGCTAAACAAGTTGTAGAAACAGTGGTAGTGACTGAAGCTACTGAAGATAAAGCTGAAGTGACTAAAGAGGTACGCAAGTACTTAATCACAGCTACTAAGGATGGCGAAGAAGTGTTTTCTGAGGAAGGTGCATCTTACCGCCAAACAATTCAACGTGCTCGTAAAGTATTCCAAGAGCAATATGATTTACATGCTCCTAAGGAAGAACCAAAACCTGAAGTTGATGAAACCGCTGAACCAGTTGAAGAAGCTGCTGAATAGTAAAACCCAAACACTCTTATTTTAAAAATACTTAAGCCTCTAGCACATGCTGGGGGCTTTTTATATATGGAGGCTATAACATGAAAATGATTTGCTACGACCCTGGACACACTACTGGCTGGGCCATATTCGAAGACAACAAGCTCCTTTCCGCAGGTGAATCTGAGGACTGGAAAGATGTACGCGAGCAGTTAGACACTGAACAATTCGACCTTGTACTCATTGAGGAATTCAAACTTTACCCTTGGAAAGCTAAACATAAAAGCTGGGATACCTTCACAGAAATAGAAGTAATAGGTGTAATTAAAGAGTATTGCCATTATAATAAAATAGAGGTTGAATTACAGCTAGCTGCACAGAAGGACTTCTTTTCGAATGACAAGCTGAAAAAGCTGTTCGGCAACATTCCTTCACGCCATGCTAAAGATGCTGTACGTCACGGCCTTGTTTATTATACTTTCGGAGGAGGTAAGAAATATGGGTTCGGTCAAGATATCCTTAGAGGGTGCAAATAAAATTGTTGTTACGGGTGACAGAGCTATATTAAAAGAATTAGGCAATATAGTTCCCGGTACACATTTAGCTACAAAGAATACCGCGCTACGATTTAAACAGGACGAAATCATCTACACGTTCGTGTTAGTAGAAGCTCGCAAGATGGGCACAGTGGTTCTTACGGAAGAAGTAAAGGCTTGGGCTAAAGCTGAAGGCGATAAAAGCAAACAGTTAGCCAAAGCTAAATTGCGTGAAGATGCTGACCTTAAGATTAAGTACCGAGATCGCCTGCGGAGATATCAGAGGGTGGATGTTTCTACTATGTTGGGGATGCGTCGATTGATTCTAGGTAATGAGCCTGGTACGGGTAAAACTTTAGAGGCTATAGCTTATTGCGATGAGATTGCCGCTAGCAAAGTATTAGTGATTGCCAGTAAATCATTACTAGGTAGTTGGCAACAACAAATCAACCAATGGAGTAGTGACCCTAGATCTATTATCGCACCGGTCGACACTACTTATAAAAAGAAAGAAAAGACACTACAAAACTTATTGTCGCGCTCTAGGTTCTATATAGTCAATTATGACATGCTGCGTGATAAGACCTACTCACCTTTATGGACTACTAATTGGGATGTCATTATTTGTGATGAGGCTCATAGGTTAAAGGGGCGTAAAACTCAACAGACACAAGGGGTAGCTAATCTAACCTCGGAGAGCTTATTGCTGTTGACTGGTACTTGGATTACTAATAAGCACGAAGAGGTATTCCAATTACTACAACTAATCAATCCTAAAGTGTTTACCTCTTATTGGCAATTTGTAGAGCGCTTCTGTGAGACAGAGGCTAATTATTTTAACCAGCACGCCAAGAACATCTTAGGACCAAAGAATATGGGTGCATACAAGTACATGATGCATCGCTACCTAATCCAACGTAAGAAAAAAGATGTACTCACAGAGTTGCCAGAAGTTATCCATAAAGTAGTGCCTATAGAGTTAACTAGATATCAACAGAAACACTACAAAGAGCTACTCAATGAATTAATGACTGATTTTGATGGTCAGGACATCATTGCTACTCCTAATACCCTATCGCAATACACTGCGCT